GGCCGGGACTCGGTACGTCACTCGGGATACTTGACCAGCGCATTCCATTATGCTCTAAGACAGGTACTGACCCTGCTCTCTGCTCTACACTAGGTTGACCTTCGAAGTATCTTCCTAGCGTGTCTTTCTCTTGCTGACACTTGCAAAACTTATATGTCGTTACGGGTTTTTACCGTACCTGAACCTTGTTCCACCGCTATTGCACTAGAATACTAGTGTTGCCTTTCGGCATAGACTTATGTGGCGATCCCGTGCATTCTCACTACACTATGACAAAACTTGGCGACCCGTACCGGATTCGAACCGGTGTCCTCCGCCGTGACAGGGCGGCGCAATAGGCCAGACTATGCTAACGAGCCAAATTTGGTGGGGACTGATGGTAACGCTCCACGTGCCTTGACTTCACTACCTTCAGGAACGGATTTACAGTCCGCCGTAGTGGGCAATCCCCTTAAAACTAGATACAGGACGCTGTGGAGGCCAGTCGTTTAAGAGTAGGCTCGCTGCCACTCTCCTCGAAAACTCAAGTCCAACTGTGTACATGACATCCCGTTAGGTCACTTAACCATGTGTAGTTAGGATAAACAGTTGAAACAAAATTGGCGCCGTGGACGGGAATCGAACCCGCCTGAGTCTGATAGACAATCAGATGCCCTACCCAGAGGACTACCACGGCAAAACTGGTACACGATACGAGAATCGAACTCGTCTTTCCGCCTTGAAAGGGCAGCGTCCTAACCGATAGACGAATCGTGCAATAATACTTGGTGCGACTGACCGGACTCGAACCGGTACGCCATTAAAGACGACAGATTTTAAGTCTGTTGCGGCTACCAATTACGCCACAGTCGCATATTCATTATATGTAAACACATCACTCATTTCCTTCGTCGCTCGGCAATGTGTTTACATATAATGACCGCTTCACAGCGGTTTATATGTTGGATAAATTTTTAAAGAACATATGTTAATTTCTTAACATGTGTCTATTATAGCAAAAAACCGAATTACTGTCAAAAACCCTAAATTTTAGTAGGGTATGTAGTACTTCGGTTTTAAACATGGAGCACCGAGCAGGATTTGAACCTGCGGTTTTACTGTTTTGCAGACAGTTGCGTTGGGCCGCTCCGCCATCGGTGCATTATAAAACAGGATAGCTTTTGTCGCTAGACAACCATAAAGTTTAGCTAAGAATTTGCTGTAACTATCCTAAAACTGGTGGACCGTAAGAGAATCGAACTCTTACCTGAGACGTGCAAAGCCCCCGTGCTCCCATTATCACTAACAGCCCATATTAAAACTTGGTCTCGGTAGCAGGAATCGAACTTGCGCTTCAACGTCCCAAACGTCGGGTGATACCATTTCACTATACCGAGAAAAACTGGTGCGTCCTGAAGGTGTCGAACCTCCGACCCTCTCGGTGTAAACGAGATGCTCTACCGCTGAGCTAAGAACGCAAATTGTGGTAGCGGAGGGTGGATTCGAACCACCGACCTCAAGGTTATGAGCCTTGCCAGATACCTCTTCTAACACTCCGCATCAATTTTATAAGCATACAACATTTTCACAAACAGAGCCTGTCTTATCGGCAGGGTGTGTTATACACTTATAAAATTGTTCAGCCACTTTCACCACAAAAGCCCTGAACTGAGCTGTTACTCTGTCCGTAACATTTATTCTTATGGGATGGCGTTAGACCACACCCTAGATTGTTTTCGGTATCCCATGTTAGCGGGACCGTAAGGTCAAGTCCTAGTGTACCCCCTGTTCTCTCGTTTCAGGGACGCTCTTTTATTTACGGCAAAGAGTAAACCGGGTTATTCAATTAACTTTTTTCAAGTATTCTCGTCCTACTCGACCTTCTTGCACATCTAATAGAGCAGAGATGTTTGGGTGCCTGTGCTGTAGTTGATTACTAGACTTGTTACGCCTAGAAATCTCACGACTTCTTGCACTGGCCACTAAAACCAAATCAAATCTGCTACCGATGTTCTCTACACATTTATCAGTGTCAACCAACGAACTACGAGATTCTAAATTTTTCATTATTACTTTAATTAATTGTTAATGGAGCGGGGTAGGAGAATCGAACTCCTCGCTTTAGCTTGGAAGGCTAAGGTATTACCACTATACGAACCCCGCATATAAATCTATTTACTCTATATTTTGGTGCCCCAGAGGAGACTCGAACTCCTAAAATTTGGCTTCTAAGACCAACACGTATACCAATTCCGTCACCGGGGCATTAAAATCTGGCTCCCCGACGTGGGCTCGAACCACGGACATTCTGATTAACAGTCAGACGCATCTACCAACTGTGCTATCGGGGAATATATTATTTACTCTTGTTCACTGTTCTTAGAACGTTTCTGTGAATTTTTAGATTGCATTTCGCCGCTGACTTGTGCATCAATCATTGCACGTTTAAATCCATTACGATCTTCCTGTGATCGAAATCGACCTGTTGCCAACATTGTTTTCACAGTTTTATTAAGTTTGAACGTCGAAGTTGTTTTCATATTATTTTCCTAACTTTCACAAGTATACATTCAACATATATAATTGTCAAATACTTTTGGTGGTTAAAATCTAGTTTAACACAGGCTCTTCTAAGGAGACACTGTTGTTTTCATCCAAAGGTATTCTAAAACATACTACCAAAGTATCTTTCTGAATCTTTCAACTCAGCGAACACCATGTCTACCCAATTGTGCATGTAGTATGTTTTAGAATACCCTGCGTTTCCGCAGGATATGACAGGGTCAATACCCTGACCTGATTCTGACTCCCCATGTTATCGCCATGGGTTTTATGCTTCAGTACGCCCGTTTGCTACTTTTTAGAGTGTGTAGCGTGGACCTCGTTTCCACCTTTTTACACTGTTGAAATTATGCGTAAGTTCGACTGTCAACTCGTTTGCGAGTTTCAGAGTCTAGCCTAGCACGTTCTAACTTATCCTGAATCAACTTGTTACGCTGTTCAGGTGTCAGAGTGTGCTCTGTCGTAAACCTTACCTCACGCATTCTTCGTTTTAAATCTATCTTCCTCATAATCTCCTTTATATAAACAAAAACCCCAGGGTGTTTAATCCTGGGGTCCTTTGGAGTTTAAGTGTATTTTATTACTCTTAGGTCTCCCGGACCCCCGATCCCTCTGGTGTGCGATCATTACTTAGGGTACTAATCACAGACCAATAGGTGGGCATAAAGCCTGCCTGTTTGGCTCTGCAATGTATCTGCGATAATGATGCGAATGTGTTCATAACAGTTTCTATTGTAATTTATTTAGTCTTTTCTGTCAACTACTTTTGATAAAGTTAAAATTATTTATACTTTTGTTTTAAATTGGTGCCCGGAGCCGGAATCGAACCGGCACGCCCCTTTCGGAAAGCGACAGATTTTAAGTCTGTTGTGTCTACCTAATTTCACCATCCGGGCAATGTGTCTATTATACTGATTTAATAATTTCTTGTCAACGCCATATAGCTCATCCACTGCAAAAAAGCACTATACACGGCTTCTGCTTCTCTCTCGTCTTGTTGTACCTTTACCCCACGAACATAAAATCCGTCTTTGGTAATCTTAAGCATTTCATCAGAGCCGGTAGTCATGACTATATTACTGGGCGCAACTTCAGATTCTCTCAATACGTAAATAGGCTGGTTTTTCATTTATTAAAAGTATATGGTGGGCCCCCCGTGAGTCGAACACGGCACCAACGGATTATGAGTCCGCTGCTCTAACCAACATGAGCTAGAGGCCCTATAGAGTTATTATATACTAATCAGGAATTAATGTCAAACATTATCTGCGAGCACGTGGTGCAGATATTGTAGGTGCGGCGGGAGCCGGTTTTGACCGAGTTGGTTTAAGTCCGGTCACTCCGTGTGTAGCAACTGCCACTGATGACGGATCTCTGACTTTCGATTGTTTTGATTTGGCTGTTGGTAGAATGCCTGCTGCTTGTCCTGCAGCCTTAAGTGCTCCTGCACTTAATGTAACTTTCATACAGTTACCCTGTGTGTCTGTCCAACTTGGAAAGCTCACACCAAGTTGGTCAGATATTGCAGCAACATCATCGCCACTATTCACATATAAAAATCCAGTGACTGCACTATCCATAATTATAATACCGTCAAAATCTTTATCAGCTTTATATACGTCAAAACTAGTGTTAAGCATTTGTTTTTTTAATTCTGTGCCATTAATGACACCGTTTGGTCCAACAATTTTATTAACCATTGAATTGACATTTACACTAGGGTAATGCATTTCCAACATTGCTTTTAGTGCTAGCTTTACTTTTTTGCTGTCATTGCCAAAAAAAGCACTAAATGCCGACATGTTTAATTTAGGATTAAAAATTTCTGCAATTTGGCTATTATCCGTTGGAATCTCTGCTTCGGGGTCAATCTGTTTTATTATAGGTGCATATTCTCTGGAAAAACGTCCCACCAATGCTTGACTGCCGGCTGGACCAAGTCTTCCGTTTTGGCCGGCTTTTAATTCAATTTTAGTCCCATCAATATCCAAATCCCCCGGAGCCCCACGACGATTTACTCCCGGGCTAATAATGTCTAACATATATTCGCCTTTACCCACATCGCCTTTTTCGCCTATTTTTCCAGAAATTTTTTCAAAAATATCAACTTTGATAGCATCAAAAGTTTTTCTATATTCACTGTCTATCAATTCTGCATAGCTATGCAATTTACGTGGAGTTAATAATTTCCGTTCGTCTAATATTCCGTCTGTACTCAGCTTTTTTAAAAACTTTTTAATTTCAGCATCGGTTAAATTTGCATTGGCTAATGCTTCTAAGAAAACATTACTAACAATGCCTTTATAATTACGCAATGTTGTAAATTTTTCTACATCTTTTTTGATACCGTACTTGTTGGTAAATTTTAAAATATCCGTTAAGTCTTGTTCATCTGGTATTTTTTCAACCCGTTTGGAGATTGCAGAACGTAATTTTTCCGGATCTTCTTCCACTATATTAATAAATTTACGAATATCGTTAGTCATAGTAGTGTATTTATTAGAAATTTTAATATCGGTTTAGATATTGCAACGCAACATAAATACTAGTAGAAACACTAATAGTAGAAACACTGATAAAGGAACAAAATGAACTTTTTAAAATGGATCAAAAGTCTTTTTAAAGAAACGTCTTACCAAGACAACGTAGAATCTTATATTTTAAGTAAACAACCTAAAAGTGCAGCCGAAATAGAACTTTGGATTAGGCACTATAACTATCAAACTGCTAGGAGAAATTTTATATGAAAATTACAATCAAAATCTGGAATTTTTTAGTAGATTGGGCTGAAGTGATTGCTGAAAGCAGGAAAAATGCAATCAAGCGAGGCTACAATGGATACTACTAATTGGATCCCAATGACCGATGAAGATTGGGATTGGGTAAATTACGGAAGACTACCTAAAAGGTAATTTATTTTCTTTCGATGTCTTCTTCAATACAATTTTCGCCGTATTGAATTTCAATAAGCTTTAATGGCTGATCTGTTTCGTTGCATAGCATATGCCATTCATTGGTATCAATAAATGTACTTTGATGGGCCACTAAACTACATTTTAAATCATGATCTGTGCTTGAATCCAATGTATATACTGCTGCTTGCCCTTCAGCCACAAACCAAAATTCTGCACGTTTTTCGTGACGTTGCATACTTAAACAAGTCTTAGGTGCCACAGTGAGTTCTTTAAGTTTTACTCCTGGGCCGCAAGTGTGCAGAATCCGGTAATACCCCCATGCGCGAGATGTCTTAGGTGCCTTCCATTCTTCTAATATCCAACTAGACGAATTACGTTTATCTTCACCCCCGATACCAAAAACAAATTCCAAATTGGCATCTTCGAAAGCCATCTCTGGTATATTATCTTTAGTACGATCGCCCCCATTAGCAAAAATGATTTTTGCATCGGGATATGCTTCCCTAACTCTCTTAATTGCATCTATACTAGATCCGTCATCATCGTAAAATTCGTAGACAAAATCCACCATTTTAAGATTATCGATGATTGTAGCACGTTCATGCCATGGCATAAATGCCCTGCTTTTTTTGCGTTCTAACCATTTGTCGCTGTTAACGCCAACAATTAGAATATCTCCTAACTGTTTGGCTGCGTTAAAATAGGCAATGTGCCCTGAATGTATGGGGTCGAATCCACCTGTTACTAGTACAATTTTCATACAACTACTTATAAAGTAATGTCTTCCATGCCCGCAGTTCTGAGTCTACTTACATGGCCTATCATAAAGTTTTTACTTTCCAAGCCTTTCATAAGTCCTAGCCATTTATTACGGACTAAGGCAACTTCGTTAATTATTGTTTCAAAGTCAATTACTTCATCTTCACCATCAACATACTTTTCAGCATCCCTGCTCGTTAGTGCTCGAGGATAATTTTCTAAATATTTTTGAAAATGCCGTTTACGTATCTTACGCAACTGAATATTTAAATAATTAAGAATGGCTTCAATCTCTTGTAACTGATTAAAACGAAGTTCGGTTATACCCGGCAAGGATGCAATATTTTTTTCTAAATGACCTTTGATAGTGCAATCAAACTTAGCATCTGCTAATTCATTTTCATAGTAAATTATGAACGCAGGTATATTACCCAGATCCTGAACAACTTGATTATACCACATTACTCGTTAATCCATTTAATAAAAGATTTTGGAAATATATCCAATGATAAATTTCTTCTCTTTGCAAACTCTTTAATAAAATTTGTTAGTTCTATTTTTTGATCTATTGTATAATCTTGAGGCACAGTTTCGAATAACGATTTAAGTCTTTCTTTATAAATCGACAACGACTCCAACACACGATGTTTACTTTCACTGTCTAACACATTGGGAGATAAAAACGTTGGGTGCAAGCACAACTGAAAACTTATATCATAATCTTGATAATTTTCTATAAAATCAGCTAATCCAAAAATTGTAGTATTGCTCATAGTTGCATTAAACTTTAATGGTATGCTTGACTCTTTAAGAATTTCTAAATTTTTACAAAATTGATGGTATGTGTGTCCAAATCTATTAAATTCATATAACTCATTTATATTTTCTGCACTAATAACTATACAAACATTTGGGATCGATTTAATTTTTTCTATTTCCGACGATAGTCGTTTTGAATTAACACCTAACCCTGTCCATATTTCTATGGTCGTAGTGGCATTTAGATTTTTAATTAAATTAAATAGATTTAAATATAAAAAAGGTTCTCCGCCCGTAATAATAATTTTATCATAATTTAATAATGTTACCTCGTTTAATAGTAACGATCTGGTAGGAGCATTTTCTAATTCTTTCTGACTCATTTTAAAAATTACCCGATCTCGGGTAGTCATCTGATACCTATTAACATCTGATGATACGTTATAACTACCATTTTTTACGATGTCCTGTGCCCAAGAGCTACTAAATTGTTTAGAACAATAAGAACAAGTAAGATTACAGTCGGAACTTACAATAAAATGTAACACCGACGGAGTCGAGTATAAATCTGTGTGAGTTTTTAAATTTGATTCCAAACTTAGCCGGCGGCTTGTAATGCCAGCATCTTCTGCCTTCCAGCAAACATCACAATTGGGTACTCTTTTGTCCTCTAGAAATAATTCCCTATCACGGATCAGCGACGGGGTATTAAATAGTTTTCCTGGGTTATCTTTAATCCAGTTTTTATCAATTTGTTCTTCAGTTGCAGTACAGCAACTCGCGGTAGTTTGTTTTTCTAAGTCAACAGTCAACCACCAAAATTTCTGAGAACAATAGTTATTCATTCATTCCTCATCATCCTCTTCGTCATCCAATGAATTACCAGCATATTCATCATAACTACGCTTAGTATAACTGTCGATCCCACTAAATTCTTTAAGTTCTATATCGCCCAATAAATCAACTAATATGCTCATTAGATTATCACTGGCTTCTTGCCTGTCCTTTTGAGGTATATATTGTTTAAGTGTCGAATAAACTTCGCCTAATAACTCTGTATCAATTGTCATTCTTCAATTTCCTGTTCATCATTAACAGACAATTTTTGATGGGGATTCTTAATATAATCCGCCATTACGTTATCTAAGCTATTATTTTCGTTTCGCTCCCATGCTTTGCGAAATTGCTTAATAACTGTACCGTCTGCTAGAGTGTATTTAAGACTATTGCCTTCTTTCGACAATAAACCTTTAGCTTCAAACATATCAACCAAACCACTGTAAGGGTTCATACCAGTTTCGTAAGGAATTTTTACCTGAACACTTTCAAATGGCTTGGCATAACGAGTTTTCATAATCTTGCAGCTAGCACGAATACCTTTAACTTCGCTGATTTTGTTACCATCCTCATCCTCTTTGAGCTTGAGTTTACGCATAGCGACAACAACAGAGCTTGCATAGATAAAGCCTTGACCACCACTAATTTTATCGTCTGGATCAAACATGTCTTGACTTGCGTAGGTGTGGTTTGTTGCCACCAGACCCAAGTTTAAATCACCAAACATGTTTACACAGTTACGCACTAACGCGGTTAGGGCTTTGGGTTTACGTCCCATGTCACCTTTCATATCGCCTGCTTGGAACTGATTAACGTCTGTTGGCGTTAAAAGCATACCCAGTGAATCTAGTACAAACAAAACTTTAGGTCTTTCTGCTTCTGGCAGTGTTTTATACTCTTTAACGAATTCGCTGATCATTTTGGCAACGTCATCAATCATTGCCATGTTCAGTTTTAATAGCTTATCTTCAGATGTATCAACATCCAGGGCGTGTAGCCATGCTTCATCCAGTGCATTTTCAGTGTCAATTAAGATAACATAAATGCCTTGTTGTTGGGCATTTTTAACAAGATTGCCTGAGCAAATAAAACTTTTACCTGCTCCAGACTCTCCTGCAAATACAGTGACCTTGCCCATGGGGATTCCTTTATTAAAGTCCCCGCTGATAAGATAATTTAGTGCATAGTTGTTAGTAGAGATCCATGTGTCTGGATCTCTGAATCCTACGCTAATACCGTCGATACTTTTAGTGATGCTTTTTCTAAATTTTGATAAATCAAATGGTTTATTTGCCACAATTAGTCCTTAATTAAAATATTTTTTATATGTTTGTGTTCTTGAATTTTACTATAAACATCGGCCGGGTTGTCAACCGAGCCCAAAGGAATACGACCATGTCCTAATGTTTTATCATAAGGATCGAACTTATTCGATTTAATCCATTCTACATATTTTAAATCTTTAAAAAAATCAACTTCACTTAACATAAGAGATGCTTCTCCGCTGTAATAGTGTAAATTTTTAAAATTTGAATATTCGACGGATAAATTATCTTCGTACAAATCTAAAAATTCTTTTCCAAGTTCAACATAATGTAAACATAACGTGCCGGGTGGAAATTTAAAATCAAAATATTCGTAGTCTGATTTTTCCAACGGAAGTCGTCGATATTGATCTTTATTAAAACTCAAATAAAGACTGGGAATCACTTTTTGTTTTTTTTCAATTCTATGAACAAAATAATTCAGATTGCGTATAGCTTCTTTGAGCTCTGGCTTTGCAATACTAAACAGTTTGGTGGGTTTACCAAACTCTCCACTTAACTGTTCAAATTTTAAATGCAGGTAATTGAAATATTCTTGTGGTTGAGAGACAAAATCTGTACGAATTTCAATGAAATTTTTCAAATACTTATTAATAGTGACACAAGCACTTCTTAAAATTTGCTCAGCTTCACTTAAAGTCAGTAAACCCGAAAACGCTTCTTGTTGGTTGATATTACAATTGTCCAGGCACCAACGAAATTCATTCAGCCATTTACGGACAAAGTTGTTGTCGTTGAGTGAGATGTCAAAAGACGCCTCTCCTGAGGCGCCTAGTACAACTGTAAGTTTCATTACTTTTGACGATTACGAATCATTGCCAAAATATCTTCTGCACGTTGACTAGCAGGTTTAGCTGCTGCTACTGGTGCAGTGACTTCTGGCTCGTCTACTTCAAATGGAGGATCGTCATGTGTTGCCGCAGGTACTGGACGAGACACTGCTACAGGTTTTGCCGCAGGGGTGGTGTCATCGGACTTGTTGCCAGCAGCCACAGCCATGCCGGCCGGTTTGTAATAAGCACTCCACTTGTCTGCATCAAATGGTTCACCGTTTACACTGGCTTCGAACATTTCTTTAATGATCTTCAACTCAACGTCACTGGGCTTTTTAGGCAAAAAGTCTGCCAGATTATATAATCCAAACTTCTCAACTGCTTCAAGTTCGGCTTGAGTCAATGCACTTTCTTTACGAGCCCAAGTACTAGTATTATAATCGGCGTATCCGCCTTTACTAGTTTTCTTAATGTTAAAATCCAAGCCGCCTTCGTAGTCGGTGGGTAGATTTTCCAATTCTGGATCCATGAGTGCATTTTTTACCAGATTAAAAATCTGAGGGCTAATAATAAAACGACGGATCGGATTGTCAGTTGGCTTGTCATCGCTCAGCGGATTATCGCGAACAAAACCTTGGAATAGATAAGATTTTTTCTTCCAATATTTACGACCCATTTCTTCAAGACTCTTGTCCTTGAACCATGTACGTACTTCTGCCAAGATTGGGCAAGCTTCGCCCCACATTTCTACGCAAGGTACTTGCACAAAAGTGGGCTTGCTGTCTACCTGACCTTTAATGCCTGCAAAAGGCAGTTTAATCATTAGTCGTTCGACCCAGAAAAAAGTGTTTTTAGTGTTTGCGTCTGGAAGGAATCGTACACGAGCTGTAGTGCCTTCTGGGATGTTCCAATGAGCGTAAATGCCATTGTCTCCGCCTGATTGGCCGCCTTGGCCTTTGCTCTCTTGCGCTTGTAATTTTGCGCGAATTTCTGCTAAAGATGTTGCCATAATGTTCTCCTATGTAATTTAAGATGGTCTTTGTTGTGCTTAGATATACACTGCACCGTTGCAGTATATAACATTTGTATTTAGTCTGTCAAGACAAAAGATTAAAAATTTGTTTAGCACAATTAAAGTATAACTGTGCCAGAGATAGAACTCAAGTTATTTGGTAATACCAGCTAACTGTTTGAGAAGATTGGTTTCTAGTTCTTCCATTACACCATTGCTGTAGCTACCAATTTCTCTATCAGCAGTGGTACTTCCGTAGCTGCCGTACCCATATTCATAAACTCCCATACGAGGGAATTCAAAATGTGGATCCCATGCTGCTATAATATCTTTAGCTCGCTCTAGTTCTTCTCGACTTTCAAAATAATACACTCCGTCACTGAATCTAAATTCGAATCCATGCTCTTGAAAAAGTTGAACTAGTTGTTCGTCCTCTGCGTCGCCGTCTATTACATTGCCATCCGAGTCAGCTGAAGTTAAGCTGTTTGCAAATGGACTGTCTGTGTTGCCGTTGCCATCTTCTGCGTCTTCTTCCACATCCAATTTTAAGCTGGCATGTTTTTTATTTTGATCGTCTATAGTATTACCGATATTTTCAATTATACCGTTGGCCCACGATTCGAATTCATCCGACACTGCATTTTTTCTTTGCATATACGCTCGTCGAACCACAGGCAGTGCATCCATTAATCTATCATCAAATACTTTGCGAACAAATCGTTCACGAAGTTCGTCGATATCGAATTGGTCTTCATCCATTACTTCTGGTTGCCACAATGATTTATATTGTTCATACCCGCGCTGACCTCGTATAGTAAATAAGTCTCGATGCAATTTACCATAATGATCAATGGCACTTTCTACCATTTGAGACGTCTCGATGTCTTCGAAGGTCCTGCCCCGCATATTTCGAACAAACAATTTCAAAGACGACATTTCTTTAATAATTTTAGTTATATGTTGTCCAAAATCGTCGTGTATTGCACCATTGTTTTTTACGTGACGAGCATATGCTCTTGCGCCATTAAATGTAGTGCCTTCGGGCAGTCTGAATCGTTCACCCAAGGAATTCTCGATGTAGAATGCCTGTATATTTCGGCTTCTTGCACCGGGAAGAGTTTCGTCTACAATTGGCTTGCTGTGTCTGGCTATAATTTTTACATTGTCGTAAAGTTCATAGCTGCTGCGACTTGTTCCGTATTGTTTACTTTCTGTTACACGGATATCGTCTTTGTTCAATACTTCTGCATTTTTATTAGCATGTTTAAGATCTCGCAAATTTAATCCGCTTTTGGCAATATCCCTAATGTCAAAAGTTAATAAATTTCTTTTAGCAAAAAGTCTTAAATTTTTTAAAAAAGCATACCATACTTTTTTTTCTTCTGGAGTCATGCCTTTATCAATCTCTTTATCAAAATAAACTTTGAGATTGTTGTCATCTACTAGACTGATTGTTATGTTTCCAAACTCTTTGCCATCTCTGATATAATCGAAATTAAAAAATCTGGCCAAGGAAGGGTCCAGCGTGGCTTTGGCGTTTTCGTCTCCGATGTTAACAGAGTCAAATCGGCTGCGAATCTTGTCAAATAAATTTTCAGCTACTTTATCAATTTCAATCATGGTATTATATTTATGCTAAACGGTTATCAAATCATTATGAAGGGCATTGGCATTATTATGTCGTCCCTGTCATCTTTTAGTTTTTCGTCCAAGTTCGGGTCGAATTCTCTTAAGAACACTGCCATTCTAACAGCAAGAATCAACGACATAACCAAATCATCTGTTTCCCCAAGTTTCGCGGCATACCCACTGCCAGATGCAATAAAAGTTTTCAATTCGCTGACCAGGGCTTTACTGGCAACATGTAATTTTCTGGTTTCGATTAAATTTTTTAATTTAGCACAAGCAGATAATTTTGATTTGTTAGTAGTAGTAAAACCTTTTCGGTACACTCTATTAGATCCTTGTTTTTTGGGCTCACTTAAAAACATACCTTTAATATTTTCTTCGCCAAATTCACTTATAGCCACCAAAGCAGCTTCACCTAAGGTATTGTTTTCAACACTGTAATAAACATCATTGTTAGATTTTGTAGATTCAACTAAAGTTTTTGTAATTTCAGATAAAATTTTAATTTGGGTTTGAACTGGCGTTTTATTATGTTGCCACTCTGCTATCTGTTTCATACTAGGTAGCTCTAGTACTTGAATTGCTGCTGGGTCACCACCTGTGCCTAAACTAGGGTCTAGTGCAACAATATACACGTTTCCTTGCTCGGGCTTTTTATACCAACGTACTTGACCTTGTTTTATCAAAGGATCAATGCCGGCCATTTCTGTTAGAAAAATAGGATTAATTAGTGTCTCATCATATATAATGAATTCACATTCCATTTCTCTACGAAAACGTTCTTCTCCCAGTTGAGCCCGCATTTCAGTGGCCCATACATCGTCTCTATCAGGGTGTTCTTGCCATTTGCTTCTGTACGATCTGAACCCGTTAACACCTAATTCAGTTTCGTTACCGTATTCGTCGATGCACTTGTTTGCTTGTCTCCAAATCTGTGCAAATTGGTCTTCATCGCTGTTGGGTGTGCTTGTGATAATACACTTACCACCAGTTGCTAACGTAGGACTAATAGAAGTCCAAAACTCACTGGCAATAGTTGGCCGAACGAATGCAAACTCGTCGCAGTATAACAATGATATAGACATACCACGACCGGTATTTTCTGTAGTAGTGGCGCTGACTATGCGAGATCCATTATCAAAATCTATACTGCCTTTATTATAACTAGTAACACCAGCGCGAATAAAATCAGGTACACTTTCATATGCATAACGAATACGCTGCATAATTTCCTGGGATCCGGTGTATTTGTGTGCTGCCACCAAAATTGTACTGTCAGGCACAAACATTGCATACCAAAGCAGATAGCCCGCAGCCGTAGTAGACTTTCCTGTTTGGCGAGGCATGAGACTTATACTGTATCTATAATTATGGTAAGTGTTTACTAACCTACGTTGATATTCGAAAGGCTGATAGAGCATACGCCCTCTGGTGGGATGCTGGATGTAAAAATAATTGTCAAGAAAATATTGCGGACCTGTTACAGGATCTGCACAGTTAATAACTTCTCGAAGTTGTTGTTCAGTGTAGCTTTCCTGCATATTTGGCTTTTTTATCAGCACATTTTCTAAAGGTTTTGCCATATTTCGGTTGCTCTAAATAAGTAAATATTACATAATAGTATTTATTGAATTAACCAGTGAGATTTCAAAATGTCTGATGTACTGCTGCTGAACAGCGACTACAATCCAATTTCAGTTTTACCTCTAAGTGTTATAGGTTGGCAACATGCTGTCAAACTTTACTTCTTGGATCGCATCACTGTGGTTGAAGAATATGAAGACTGGGTAATTCGTAGTGAAAATTTCAGTATGAATGTGCCCTGTGTTGCAGTTACCAAAGAATATTTCCACTTTAAAAAGTCAGCAAAGTTTTCACGTAGTAACATGTTTCTACGTGACATGTACCAATGTCAGTACTGTAGCGAAGTTTTCGAACACAAAGAACTTACGCTAGACCACGTGATCCCACGTGCTCAAGGAGGAAAAACTACTTGGGAAAACAGTGTAACGGCTTGTAAAGATTGTAACCATAAAAAAGGCCACAAGCTGATTAAGCCACTTCGGATGCCGTATAAACCAGATCACTTTCAACTAATTAAAAAGTGGAGGGAACGGCCTGTACAGGTCCGACATGAGAGTTGGTATCAATATTTGGGCATTAAGCCAAAGTCTTAGATAGTTTTGTAACGACAATTATTACCATGCCATCTGCGGTAGTTTCCTAAAATGGTAACTTTACCGCAGTATTCGCATTCTGTCTTTCCTGCCTCCATTGCTTTCAAATAGTTTACTCGTTCTTCATTGGCAGGAGTCCTGCCTTTAAGGGCAGCTGACAATTTTTCACTGTGGGCAGCACTTCGTGCCTTACCTTTTAGTGCTTTTGAAATTTTTTGTTTATGCTCTGGTGTAAATGGTGCTAAATGTTTTCCCAAATTAATATCTCTTAATTTTTGCTTAGTACTTTCCGAAAGTGGCTTTTTCTTTATCCCTTTCAATCGTTTAGACTTTATCTCTTTTTGCTCTGGTGTATAAACATAACCGACAACACCGTCACCACCGTCTGTTTGATTGCGTAAAATACCGGTACCTAAATCTTTTCTACCGTACCACTTAATAAGTCTGCGCTCTAAAGCCAATGCACCAACATTAGTCAAATTCGATTCGACGATAATTATTCTATCTTTTGTCGGTTTACCTATTTCTCCCCTGCTTTTAGTAAATGCGCGGTCTCCTGTACCCTTACCAATATAATACGGAGTGCCATCTTTTCTTAAATAGGCGTAGACATAATAAGTATTCATATACTTATTTATCACCGGTTAGGTAAAACTAATTAGATAGGAGTTTCTTTTGTAAGATACGGTTTACTAAACCAAAGTTTAAACCAAGCGTCAGTGCCCGGTTTGATGTCGTTTTTACGCATCAGCTGGGCTTTTTCATTTCCGGTAACGCTGATGTTACTGCCAGGATAGCCTTCATAGGTACTCCATTTGGGACGATTGCCAATCCCGGCTAACATTTTAAGTTCTTGAATTTCGTCCATTATACGCCATACTTGTTCTTTTTAGGTTTGGCTACCGGACTGGTTTTATTTGTACTGTTAAGTTCTCTACTTTTAAAATCACCATTATTTAAATCTTCATAGTGACTGCCTACTACACCAAAAGCATCTTTCAACATTTTTTGTTCTTCGGGAGTGTAAGGAAAAGCTAAATTATTTCTACCAGCCCAGGATTCTCCGTCTACTTCAGGCGCTAATGGATTTATTCCATCTGCTGCGGCCACTGCCATCATTACACGATTTAATTCGTATACTCTGTCAGCGAATTGGGCATCGCGAAATTTATCCATTCCCACAGTGGCTTGTTGTAGTCGAGGAGGAATATCTCCTACTTTATCTTCTAAGATAATATCTTTAATTTTCATATATTACCAAGCACGGCACGACCAGTAACGAGCTTTCCACCTTGGACCAGGATTGGCACAATTATGTCTTGCCCTAAAACTTTTACGGCGTTTAGGATTTGATTTTTTAATCTTCATCTTTTTATCGCCAAAGTTTACCTTAACAACATTGCCTTTTGGTCCGCGGACATACACTTTAGATTTTTTAACATCACCTTGCATGGGCTTGCCTAATGCAACTTCCCTGCCTTGATATTTGGCTTCTTGCATTTCGTCTGTGCCATATTCATCTGCCAGTTGTTCTCCCATAATATCAATGATTTGCTCGAAGTCGTCATCTGGATGTAAACGATTGTCTATAGAAATGTTGTCGTACATATCTTGTAATTTTTCAGATACATATTTCTCAACGGCATCCTGTGGATTGTTCATAACATCATAGATATCCATAGTACCGTTTGCTAAATTTTGAAATAGATCATCGACTTCGGCCATTCGACCTTCAGTTACATCCTGTTGACTCGCACGGGCAATTCTCTGCTGCAATCCACTGATACTATCTTTGATTCCCCGTTGTCTTGTCCAGAAACTATGATCGTCACTGTATTCGAATGAAGGATCAAATTCTCTTTCCAACTTGGCCAATGCAGCTTTTAGTTCTGGTAAATTTGCTCTATCTTGAGTCAATGCATCTGCTTGTGCTTTCTCTCGTTGAGCAGCCATGGCCTTGTCAGACCTAGTTTTAACTCTAGCTAATCCTCGCTCTCGACGTTTAGCAATTGCAAGATTCTTTTCGCGCTCTTCGGGACTAGCAGCAAATACAGCATTCATTTGTGCCATAGCTTTACCCATAGAAGCTTTTTTATGATAACCACCCAGGCTTACTTCTGCTAATTTTACACTTTCAAACAAGGCACCACTAATACCTAGTAATGTCATTGTTTTCTCGTCGGCTTCTACTATGACGCCATCATGCATAAAACCAACAATACCAGTTTCGATAACTATGTTGCCCAATTCGATATCGAAGCTATCACCTAGTTCAATATTGTTTTCTACAATGACGTCACGTATTTTCATTTTTTCACCTTAATAGCTTCGTATTCTTTAATCAGTTTCAAACTCATGCTTTCTTTCATTGCTTGAGGGTTGTCACCAAATTGATATCCATGCGGAGTCATTTTCTTTTCTCTACCGGCTACGTCACCATTACCGCCTTTAGTTTGTACTTGTACAGGCATTACATGTTCTTCTGGAGTAGTGTTTGCATGATAACGTTCGTCTTTGGCTTCATCTACTTCTTCTTCTGGAACGTTTGTTGGAACTCCTTGTGACACTGGAGCTGCTGGAGTTGAAGTTGAAGGTTTTAAAGTTTCTGGTTTAGCAGTATTTAATGCATGTTGTTTTGATAATTCCAAACTCATTTGCTCACGGTTGGCTCTTGCTTGCTGCAATTTTTGCATATCACCTGGATCAAATTGACCGTCGGCTCCTATCTTAGGCAAAGGCATTCTTTCACTTAATTCTTCTTCATCGTCCCCTGTACTAACAACCATAACACTTTTTGGGTGTTCATGCGACATTTCGCCGTCACCGCCCATGCCTGCTAGTTTTAGCATTTGCATTAGTTCTAATGCAGAGTTACCATCGGCAGTAATAGTCACACTTTTGTTGCCATCGCTGCTCATATTAGTACTGACATTCATTCGGCCTTCTTGTTCATGCTGACCCATCATGCCATTGCCCATAGAACTCATACCGCATTCGTCTAGCTGTGTATCTTCTAATACTTTAATGCCAGCAATACGAAGCATTTGTAATAGCTCTTCGCCTTCTTTGACAGGATAAGTTTTACCACCTACTTTAATAGTTTCACCAGGTTGCACTCCGTCTGCTTTGGCTTTTGCAACTGCGCCGCCAAATGCATTGCCTTCTTCCATGTCATCTTCTGGCAGAGCACTAGGAACAGCTACTCCTTTTTCACCTGGCTTTGGCGGTTCAGCAGTCCATACTCCACCTTTAATAGAACCCATTGGGGGTTCTGAAGTCTTAGGAGTAGATGGTTTCGGAGATTGTGGTGTTTTAGGTGCGGGACTTGCACTTCCGCCATCTATATTTTGCGGAACAGGTACATTAGGTTGTCCTTTCTTAGGAGGATTAGATGTCCATACACCACCTTGAATACTACCTTCAATGAACTCTCTGAAATGTTCAGCAATCATTTTATTGGCAGTAGTAGAACTTTCAAACGTAGATTTTTTAGGACGCCCGCGGCCACGTTTAACTGCTGTTACGTTTTCACTGTCATCAGTTTCGCCAGTTTTTGGATCATATTTACGAGTATAAACAGTGCCTGTGGAAATTTGTTTCTTGTCAAACTTTCCAGTACCTTTATCTTTACTTCGTTTTTCAACAGACTTCATCATGTCATCCCATCCTTCGATGATCTGTTCTTTACTAAATCCAGCTTCATACATGGCTTTAATTGCTTCTTCAATTTTGCCTTTGTTATGTGCTTTCCAGGCCGCGCCGTATGCTTTGCTTTTTTCTGTCTTAGATAGTTTGCCGTCTTTGGCATATCCTTTTTTGATATGCTTGACCATGCGTTCTGCTTTAGCTCCTGGAGGTGCAACTTCTTGTACTTTCTTAGACTTGGCATCTTTGGCAGCTTTTTTCATAGGCTCAGCTTTATTGCCATCTTTATCTAAATCAATATAGTCCGGTTTAGCAGCTTCGTCCATCTTGTCATGTTTGGCACGGATCTTAGCCATTTTTTCTTTACTGGCGCCATCACGGCCTGCTTTGCGTAACGCATCCATGCCGTCTTTACCATACTTCTTATTGCCTAAGTATGCTTGTAATCCGCTTTCTTCAACTTCACCTTCTGGCAGTACTGGGGCTTTATGTTTGCCTAAACGGCTACGAATGTGGTCTTTTTTATCTTGCGTAGGGATAAGTTGCTGTATAGCACGTGGTCTGTCACCGGGCTTCCAGTCTTTGGGGGTGTTAACCTTGTAACCTCTACCTGGTTCAATCCCAAATGTTTCAGTGTCGCTTTGTGGAAGGTTTGAACCAATACGTAATGAGTCGCCTTCGCCTGATTTTTTATCAGCACTGGCGGCCTTTTTAAATCCCATATACTTCTCTGCTAGTACATGATCCATGCTTTCTTGAAGCTGCGTTTTAGCTTTAGGTTGTGATTGTGTAGCAGGCTTTTGAGGCTCCTGAGCTACTTTATTAAAATTATTTAGAATATTATAAATGTTATCGCTCATTTTCCGTTTCCTGCTTTCATACCACGTGGGTTAATTATTTTGTTTTTATGTGTGCCGATTGGACTTGCGCTTCCTTGCGGCAACTCGTTTGTTGTTTTTGCTGCGGGCGATTTGCTTCCAGCAGCTTCAGGGTACTCGTACTTGCGAGTTTCTTCTAACTCTTTAATTAAATTAGGGATTCTTGCATTTCCTACCAAATCTGATTCTACTTTTTCAGCCACCATGTCAGGCTGTAATAACACAGATTCACCAGGCTGTGAAGATTTATTACTCTGTTCTAATCCCTGCAGTGCAGCTTCATACGGGCTATTTGTAGGATTAACTTTAATACAAGCTAGATTAATTCCTGCTCGCTCTGCAATCAATGTTCTAACTTGTTCGTCATTGCATGGGTAGTTCAAAGAAATTTCCATTACACTAACTTCAACAGGTCCCATATTAGGAAACTCTGGAGTTTCTTGAATTGGTAATCGTTTTGGTTTACTAATAGAATCTAATTTGTAAGCTTCTAAAACAGTTTTAATTTTAGAGATTAGATCGCCTGGTAGCTCGCAGGCTAATCTAATTCTAAAATCATATGTTCTATGACTTTCAGTTAGATAGGCTTTAAATGGTTTCATATTCATTCCTAATATACGATATTTATTAAAATCTGGTAATTATTGCTTGGGTTTGTTTAGTATTTGTGCTAATAATGCATTTCTATCTAACACTACCCCTTGCCCGTCAATGGCATCATTACCTACACCAGCGCCGTCTTGTTTAAGTTGATGATCTAATCTCATTTTCTTTAACTGTAGATCCACCATTCTCAATTTTTTATCTAACTTGGCTTGTTTGGCTGTGATTGCATGACCCAACAGTACTCCGGCTGTTTGAAATACTTGCCCACTGAATCTGGCTTCCATGTTCATCCCCAAATCCATTAGATCATTGAAACGATTTTTAGCTAAGTCAGCCAGTTCATCCATTTCTCGATCGCTGGCATCAAGGCCTTTTACTTTAGGCAAGGCTTGATCGATTTTGTCTATGGCATTGTCTATGTCTGCAAACACAGATTTTTGTTCTTCTAGTGCTGCGGTGGCTTGTTCGGGTGTTGCATCGTCTGGCAGTTTTTCAGGCAAATTAAAAAGGTCTTCAAGTTTCTTCGTCATAACGGTATTTACCGCTTTTTGGTACCAGCAAAAATATCAGTTTCGTTGACAACTCTAAAAGTGAGACCTTGTGCTGCACAAAATTTTCTTGCAGCTTCCCATTTGTACATGTTAAGAGCCACTGCTGCTTTGTCCCTTACGCTCCTGGCTGCTTCCATTGTGGTTTCTTTTGTAGGCTTTACTTCAATTACTTCACCGTGACGTTTGCCGTTTTTATCAACATAAATGATTAAAAAATCAGGAACATAAATTGTATTTTTATTTGTAAAAGGATTTCTGTAATTTACATGAATTGCTTCACTGGCCCATTGCACCACTGCAGGGTTACTATCACAAAAATTCATAAAAGCAAATTCCCAACTAGACCTATAAGTTGGATCTCGTTTTCCTATATATTTTTCAGGATTTTTTATTGTATACTTACCCTGACTATACTTGCTCATGCTATTATAGTTCTTGTAACATATTGATTAGAGTTAGGACTTGTTTTTATTCCTAGAAAGCTAGTATTAACTCTTGAAGTATTAAGATACAATGCTATAAATGTGTTTAATTCACCTTCGGGCATCTTTTGAAACTGATTTAAAACGTCTATAGGATTTTCTCGTTGAACTTTTGCTGTCTCAATTACTGCAAGGACCAATAATCTTGCAGTTTCTGGGTTGCCTGTTTGTTGTTCAAAATAACTTAATATTGAATCGTTGATATTTTGATCAATGTCAACTGTTCCAGCAAAATAATTGTTAAAGTATTTTGTTGTTTTAGTTGTCCCGCTGGATTCTATGTTAGTGGGTTGAACTGGATTATATAATTGTTCTTGCATATTTAATTATCCGACATTGTCGTCGTACCCAAATCCTGCAACAGTGATTCCGCTGTTGTATGAACTAGGATAAGCTTCTGGAGAACTATAAAAACTATCATCAGGTGCCAATGCCAAATATTGATTTGCTGATGATGTGTCATCCGCTAAAATTGGCAACGAGACTGGTGTTATTTCATACGGATTATCCTGTGCTAAAGCACCGCCGATAACGCCAAAATTAACCGGAATACCATCTGTGGTAGTCCATACAGCGCCGAATGGAGGTCCTGCTGCTGCTGAATCTGAATTTACGCCAGGTGCTCTGTTGTAGAAACTCAATAATCCAGTGTCATTATTTCCTGGTGCCACTACTTGAACTCCTTCGGCATCTACAGATCGCACAGTTCCGTCTTTATACGTATATTTAACTCCACCAAATCCATCTGATATCGGAGGTCCTACTATATTATCTAATGGTTTAGACGGATCATATCCACCGGTACCAGTCCATGAAGAAACTACATTTTTAACTTTGTCAGCTGAATCGTCCCAAGCTTGAACGATTGCACCCGACGCTTTATTAATAATAGGCTGAAGACCATTATTAACTGCTCTTCCTATCGCAGCTCCTGTAACAGTGGACAACGATGTAGCAATAGTTCTGCCAATAAGAGATTTACCAAGGAATGTATTGCTTAGTGCTTGATTAATTGCTTGACCAGCATACAGTCCAGATACTGCGCCAGTAGCGCCAGCAATAGTGTTAGTAATTACTGCGCTGGTAGTTCCGCCAACAGTATATACTATACCTGTTTGTGGATCTGTTCTGTATTGTACACCGTTGCTTGGTAGTGTTACGCCTCGAGCTGCAAGAGTTCGTGTATCTTGTGTTATTGGAACAACTTGCCCAGGGGTACCAATAACTGATGCTGTAGCAGATCCAGGAATGTATTGCAAAGGGTTCCCAGTAGCAGCATCATATTTTATTACAGTACCATCTCTATATACATTACTGATATATTCTTGGCCGGACGGGTCCGTTGTTCTTTGTCCGTAAATTAGATTTTCTGTTAAATTATCGGGATTAAATACCCCAGATGCGGTAGCAGTGGTTTGAATTTGTGCTACCACTTGACCCGATGAATCAACTATAGAGGCAGTTGTTGTTCCTGTAACCGTTTGAAGACTTGCAGGATTTACTACCACCGTTCCATTATTATTTACTGTATCAAATACTGCGGTACTACCTGCTGATATTACTGAGTCGGTTGCGGTGACTATTCCCCTGTCAATTGCAGAAGCAACAGTGCCTAATACCGCATTCGTTGTATTTACTGCTGCTCCAACGGCAATGCCAGTAAGAGCACCACCAATAGACACTCCCGGGCCGGGTGTTCCTACGCTATAGCCGCTGCTGCCAACAATATTATTAAAGCCTGTCTGTGTCGATTCGCCGGGCGTGATAGGAAAATTAAATGGATTACTTCTGCCATTTAATGCATTGTTTATTACGGAAACACCATAGTTACCCACAACTGAGCCAACAACATTGTTTAAATTAACATTTTTAACGTTATTATATAAACGATACATTGATAGAAGACTAGACACTGGTCCGCCAGAACCGTCTGTGCCATCTGGTTTTCGTAGATCTTTTGGAGCACCATCGATTGCTCCTAAAATTCCTACATCACTGTATATATTAGTAGTGCTAGTAGAAATTGGACTCTGAGTATTGTCGTAATGTAATAAACTAAACCCATCAACACTTACTGGATTTACATAACCTGTAAAATATTTTACAGTTTCATATGCAACAGTCATACTATTTTCTAAAGTATCATTACTTCCAGCTGCTCTGTGTTCACCGTGCCTCCAATTAGTAATAATTGGATTAGCCAAATAGTATTCTGTGAATCTTTTATTATGTAAACTAAAAATCCTAATACTGCTTAGAAAATTTGGCAATGAATTATTTCGCGGTGAAAAACCCCAACCTATTTTATTTCGTGGTTGATACTTGTATGGTTGGCCGTATGCCGTTGTAGAGTAATCACTGTCCCTGTAGTAATATGTATAATAATCATTCCAAAAATTTGTAATTACATCTGCTGCATCATCATGAAATTTGATATCTACTGGATCATACTTAATGTTGGTCTGTATAATATTTTTTCTATTATATGCATTTAAAGTTTTTGTATCTACAGTAAACTTGGGCAAGTCTACACTTTTTACCAGCATCCCAGTTTCTAAACTTTGATATCTATCTGCAAAACTTAAAGCAGCGCCTAAAAAACCGCCGCCCAATTGAGTCTGACTTGGATCTAGATTAATTACTACATAATAAAGAAAACTCTGTTTAGGAGCTAATCTAAAATTATCTGCCAAAAATAGTCGTGTGGCATGATCGTAGGGATGAGTGGATTGCCCTGCTTGGATAGGCTTTAGATCGGCATTATATAATGAGGCCATAAAAATATTTATCAAATAAAAAAGCCCACCGAAGTGGGCTTTAGATACATGTTTAAACTATTAGCCTGTGATAGCTGCTGTATTAAACTGTGTAAGGCCTGGAGAGCCAACGCCTGCACCTGTTGTTTGAATAGCGTTATCGTAACGAATACTCATTGTAATAGTTACTGGGTCATTGCTACCATAATCTAAATCATTATAATTTACATCTGTTAAGAAACAACCATACAATTGCCATGCTTCTAGTACAGTGGGTTCAACTGTTCCATTAGCACCGTCCAACATTTCTATTGTTGTTACAAATTTGTAATCAATACCGGAACTTGCACTAGCCTGTTCCATAAAATCGTATTGTTTCTGTAACTGTTCGCCAACTAGTCTACTTACATTGCCGCCTGCATCATCTCTGAGAGTAGTTGCCACTGCGTTCCAAGTTGGGCGGCCTGCAATGTACACACGACTGTTATATACAGGAATTTCCACTGGATCGAAAGTGACTTGAGGTCGAGCAAATGACATAACTTGTTTGGTCATTTCTGTTTTAGGGTTGCTTACACCAAATTTTTCAAAAGTTACGCGATAACGAAACTTTAATTTTGGCATTAATAAACCTTGAGTGGTAGCACTTTGGTTACCACCTAAGGGTACTGTAAATCTTGTTAACGATGAAACTGCCATATTATGCTCCTGTTCCTACGGCTGAAGCTGATGCTAAATTACCAGCTTGGATTTCACCAGGGTTTTTCAACCTAATTGGTATGTAAATAAACTCAACATCTTTTGTTGGCTGAATAGCAACATCGACATAAAGTTCATTTCTAGCAATACGTTCTGGTGTGTTATTTGATGAATCACAAACTGCTAGGTAGTCTGTAATACCACGTTTTGCTACAAGGTCATTTAACAAGCTGTTTACAACTGTTAAAATACCGTTACGAGTAATTGGATCATTTGGTTCAAATATAAATGGCCTTGCGATCACATTCAATTGTTGTCTTAGATAGTTAACCAGTCTAGCAACATTAATGCGGTCTAATGCACTAGGAGTTGAACTTAATGTCTTTTGTCCGTAAATTAGTAGACCATTACCTGGCAAGAATGTCAACGGATTAATTTTATTAGTGTACATAACATCACGAAGACCTTGTGTTACACCAATACTAATGAACCTTCCGCTGTCTTGATCAATGTAGCCAATTGCGTTTAAATTATCAATTAGACCACGACGTGTTCCAGCAGGCGCTAACCATGGATAGCTAATATTGTCACTCTTAATCATTGCACGAATTACTGCATGACTTGACGGTACAACCACTGCGGTCCCACTTAGATCATTTGTTTGACCTTGTGGATAATATACACCCACATAAGGGTTAACAGTGGCTAAACCGTATTCGCCAGTGCTGGTTACATCACTAGTATTTTGTGCCCATCCTTGGATTGCTGTTCCAGTGGCTTGCAGTCTCATTGGTGAATCACCAATGATGAACGCTGTATTATCGCGATCTTCATTCAACGCAATCATGTTAGGAATAAGTTCTGGATATCCAGGGCAGCTGATTAAGTTAAACTGGTTTGCGTCTTCTCTCAATTCTGTACTGCTGTCGATGCTGGACTTTAATGCAGCAACAACTACACCACGTGGAGCTTTACGACCAAAATTTGGCACTCCGGTAACGTCAAAACCGCTTACTGTAACCCATGCGCCAGTTTCTGTTTGTGCAGAGTCTAATGGATATGCTTGCTGACTAAAGTAGTTAGGTCTATATTCCTTAACATTGTATCCGCTTGCACGGGTGTTCCATAGCAATGTACCTCTAGGATATAGTGCTGGATCTGGTGCATCTAAATCAGTGTGATTGCTTGTTAGCAACGATTTGATAGTTGGGATAGCGCCTGTTGCTGGGTCAGTTGTATTAACAGCACCATCTGGAGCCCAACGAGCATCTGCAAATAGAATACCATTTTGACTTACGCTATCAGTGTTATCAATTAACACCCACTGATTAATACCAGACACATTTTGATATCTGTATAGTTTTGGATAGTTTTCTAAATCGCTAGAATCTAACCATAAATCTCCTAGTACTAATGGTGTACTATCGTCTTGTTTTGTGGGCTGCGATGTAGAAATAATTGGTCCGTTTGGATTTGTTTGTGTTAAATTATAACCACGAATGTCGCTGCTTAGATTCTGATATCCCAACCATGCGCTTCCGTTACTTACCATGATATCTACACGACTTGGTGTATTGTAATACCATAATGTTCCGCTAGCAGGAGCATCATACGGTTGTGTTATTGCAGCCGTATATGCTTTGTCATATGTATTTTCGTTGCTCAATGGTTGCCAATTTGTGCCAATTAGCACGCTGGCATTTGCCGGAGAGGCATAAACATTGGTTGCTCCAGCTACTATTGCAACATTGGCCAATGGAGTTTGAGCCCCATCTGTCAGAACCATATCTCCACCCTTTTGGTGAGTGATAGTAAATGCGCCGCTTGAATCTACTCCGCCAACAATGTCAGTAACTCCTGCAGTTCCGCAAGCACTGGCAATAGCTTGGATTAATCCATTAATTGTTCCTGTTGACACAGTCACTGAAACAGTGGTTACAGTAGATAAACTAGCATTTGCTCTTGTTTGAATTGTGAATGCTGCACCTACTCCTGGTACCACAGGAGAAGTGGTATTTCCAGTTAAAATTGTTGCCCCAGTATTTTTACGATACCAAATTTGATTTGCTAGTGTATCATTTTCATTAGGATTGTACTGATTAAATGCAGTGCCCTCGATAATATTAGAACCGCCTCCTGTTGGATCTAGTCCAAACGTTGCTGCGAATACATTTGCATAGCTGTTAACTGTTAAAGGATTCCAAGCCAATGTCGAACTATTAAACTCTTTAAGAGCCATATTTTCGCCGTTGCCCAAAGCACTGGCTTTTTGCCACACACTTCCAGTAGGAGCAGCATTGCTCTGCCAGACTGGCACACTGAAATATGGAGCTATGCTAGTTGCGGCCGCTGGATACGTTCCTGCTGTAATACCTAAAGTAGAAATAGCATTGCCACCACCAACTCCAGCTTGAATATTTGCTGCAGAATTTGTTGCAGCAGAATTCGCTGTAATTATTAACTGTCCGTTCGAAACACGAGCAAGAATACCTGTAACACTTGCAGAATTAATTTGTGCTGCAATTGTTGTTACATTCGAACCGCCAGTGATAGAAACGTTTGTTCCGTTGATTAAAATATAACTTAAACTTGATACCACCGGATTTGTCTGTGTTCCAGTAACTGTTGGGATACCAGTTTGCCAACCAACGTTACCCACTTGTTGCCAAGTGTTATCATATCGTTTATAGAAAACGGGATTTTCATTGTCATATGCATTAACAATGTAATCACCGACTGTGCCCACTGTTGTATTAGGTGTAAAATTATCACTGGCAAGATACTCTGTGGAAGTGATAACCGACGGAGTTTTTTGTGTAAACGAATTAGTGCTTGCATTCCACTCAAAAATACCCCAATTGCTAGATCCAACATCTAACCATAAATTACCTGCTGAAGGATTAGACAATGGTCGAGTAGTTGTTCCGTTAAGGGCGCCCAAATCAACATCTGCTCTTTGAATATAAATTGTATTGCTGACCCCTAATGCACTGTATGCTGCCAACAATCCGTATTCGTTTTGTTCGTCACCGTTAATAGGTGCACCACCTGCTGTAGTTTTAAAAATTGGTGTCCCAAAAGTAGTAACCAGATCACGCTGACTAGTAATAGTATATACTTTGCCTGCATTTTCTGCTAATGTACCTGCTGCAAATGCAGTTCCGCCCGGTGCAACTTTATTTTCGGCGGTTGCTAACAAAAGGTAAGCTACAGATCCCAACGCTGCTGGTGCATAATTGCTTTCATCTATAACTGTTACTTGTACGCCTGGAGAAACTAATGCCATGTTTCATGTCCTCATTAAACTGTTAAAGATATTTATCGAAACATGAAAAATATAGGCAGTTTGGTTCACCTTTGCAAAGGTTTAGTAAATACAAACATGCAACGACCTACCTGTTTAGCCTGCAATCAAAACCCTTCTGCTATAAACTATATCGCAGAAGGGCGCTATCACTTTAGACGAATGTGTGATAGCTGTATTAGAAAAGGAAAAAAACTTAAGCCTCTCCCACCTATCTGGTTTAAAGCAGGATACAGGAAAAAACCTGTTTGTGAAAAATGTGGTTATAGGGCAAAATTCCCAGAAAAACAAATGACTGTTTTTCACTTGGACGGTAATTTACGAAATACAGACCGTATTAATTTAAAGACAGTGTGTTTAAATTGTAGAGTAGAAGTGTCTGCATCTAAACTGCCTTGGCGTGAAAGTCCGATTACACCAGATTTTTAAGTTGAGCATACAAGTCTTCAATTGACCCGTTATTGTCGATAACAAAATCAAAATCCGTAGCAGCCCAACTGTATTCACTGGCATGAACTTCGGGGTGTTGAATTGACATTAGTTCCGGGTTACGTCTGGCAACAGCAAACCAATCTGGATTCTGTCCTCTGGTAATTCTAATCACCCTACCGCCCGCATTGCGAATGCTGGATATCTCGTTGGGGAAACGGCAATCACTGATAACAATGTTGTCTTTACTTTGACGGATTTTATTTTCCACGCTGGCAATCCAAATTTCATCGTGGAATCCTTTTCGACAAACTTCTGTGCCCCAAAGTTGCAGGGCAAGTCTCGGAGTTAAATTTGGCATATTTAAACGAGCAGCCCACCATGGATCGATTTGCTCACGCCATTCTCGGGCTGTCTTTGTTCGGCCTTCTAGTAGATCTCGATCCCAACCAAACACAGACGCAACTGCATCTTTAAGAGTAGCTGCAAAGCTGTCCCTGCGAAATTCGTGAAAGTTGACCAAATAATCAGCGGCAGTGTCTTTGCCTGCGCCAATAAGACCGCAAATACCAATAATCATAGAAACTCCTAAGGAGTTGCTATTTTACATTATCCAATAACCCATGTCAACGGTTGTGATCCATCGACATAGTTGGCTAGATCTTTTTCGAGTTGTTCCATTTCAGCTTGGGCTTCTGCTAATAATGCTGCTCCGTTAAGTGTTGTTCCACCGCCCGGACCAGCGATAGTGCCAAATTTACCACGTGCTTGTCCCAATATGCTTTTGGAAAATGCAAGAGCATACTCTTGTAACCAAGGGTAAACTTGAGGGTCACTGAGCAACATACTGTCTGGCTTGTAGTTGTATATCCAAAGTAACACACTTTCAGGCTGATAATCGTTGGTTTCATCCTGATATGTTTGAAAAGAAATCTGTGTTCTTTGCAAAGCAGTGCCAGTTACACTAGCTGCACCAAGAGTTTGATTAGCTAATACTGTAATCACAGTGCTGGTAGCGTCAATAGTTTGTATTCTGTACTGTGTACTGTACCCTTGTACAGAACAATTTTGTATGTATATACTGCTGTTAACTTTTAATTTCGTTTGCGGAGCAGGAAGTACAATTGTAATGACACTGTTCACTACTGTATTTGCTGCGGTAATAGACGTCGGAGATACCACTACACCGTCATCGTAGGGAATTTTTCTCACAAGAGTCAGTTTTTTAGTCACACGATTCCATGTATAATTAATATAGCCCCCGAACATCATCATGGCTAATTCCTGGTACTGAGCAAATAATTCGTAGTTTGTTAATCCACCTACCCTACCAGCGACCAACATATAAGTGTTCAAATATCCCGATGCAAATGGTTCAAATTGACTGGCTGTGGTTCCTGTGGTACTGCCAATGCCTCGCCTAAAAATCTGCCGTACTTCCATTATATTGTTTGGCAAAATATATTCTTGTACATTGGGCAAGAGGTCTAAAAATGCGTAACTTTCTTCTACAGCATTTGATGCTTTTTGTCTGTATTTTGTTAATGCTTGTTTTATAGCAAGATCATAGTGCTCTTTGTCTAATTCAACATCCACAATCTGATCACCTAGTCGTAGCCGGATGTAATCAGTCATTTCATTGCGAAGCTGATTAAGAGTTTGAATCTGTTCGTTAGCCGCTATTGCACTTTCCTGGCTAATAAAACCTGGACCATCGAGACTCTTGACTCTAAGGCTCTGATCGTTTCGTAAATTGGGTTGTATTACAACTTCTGTCATAAAAAAGTCCTGTTAGCAATATTTAGCTAACAGGACTGTGGTTTGGGGAGTTAATCGTTATGCTGTTTTCAATAGCACAATATCTGCACTGATACGCCCGTTGAGCTTGGTTTCTGTGGCTTTGATCTCGTCCAAAAACTTACGCAACTGAATTTTTCCTGCCTTTGCAAACTCTTTGAGTTTTTCATCAGGCTTACGCAGAGTCTTGCAAACACTCTTATCAACGTCAAATCCATCAATCGAAGTTCCTTTGATAGTGAGCTGTTTGTAACTGGCAGCAATATATTTGCCCAATTTTCGAGTCTTGGTGTTATAAATCCACAACTCCTGAGATCCAATAATATCTGCAGGATTAATAGAAACAATTTTAAGGAGTTTGTCCTCTTTGGCGTACTTAAGTTTAGCCACCAACTTTTCTTTGCTAGGAGCTTTTTTAACTCTTGCTTTTTTAGTAGCTTTCTTGACACCACGATATTGCTCAATTGCTGCCAGCAGATCATCTATCCATTTAATGTGTTTTTTAAAATCTGCTGCTTTGTAATGACTGTAGCCTTCTTTTAGCTGAGGATCTGCTTTAAGTTGTGCTTCTTCTAGTTCAGCTTTTCTTTTTTGATATACGTTTTCGTATTTTGAAAGCTGACTTTGTACTACGTTGTTGTCTGTAAACCAGTTATAAAACTTTACAGTGGTATTATCTATGTCGTCGTACAGACCTTCCAATTCGCCGATCAGTTCGCTGGTTTTTTCTGACAGTCGGTCTTGTATTGTAGGCTTATAGACTTCGATGGGTTTTGCACTAGTTTCCACCAGTGCTTCGGGCTCAGCTTGCTCAATTGCACTGTCTATCGTTTTAATTAAGAATTCAGTATGACGAGCCCTAAATGTCATCCCAGCACGGCGGGCCATAATAAGACTACAGGCTGTCATCGGAATGCTTCGATCCGAACTGCGTTCAAATGCTTTAATCTGCTCTTTATTCCAACTTGGGATAGTTTTCATCCATTCTACCACATATTTTTTACAATCTTTTTGATTGTAATAATAGTTATAGTAGTAGAAACTACGACGAAGCAAGCTGTCGAATTGATCATCTGACCAGTCCACTGATTCTTCAGGCCACTGTGGCTCGCCGCCTGTGTATTTTTCATCCGCAAACAGCGGATTTCGAACTTTAGTTTCTTTATTTTTAATCTTAATTCCAGCAACAACTGCCATAATTTTCTCCTACTTAATCAAAAGTGCCATGATGATATACTGTTCCAATTGATCAATTGAAACTTCTAAATCTTTTTGTCTTCGTTCGTATTCGGCTGTGATACGTCCCAACCGTTTACATTCTACTTTTGCTTTATCTCGTTTTGTATTTAAATCTGTGACATTGTCATACATTTTTAACAGATCTCGTTTCACTTGCCCAGATGGGTACGAATGAATTTGTTTCCCGCAATCTACTATTCGATTTATCAATTTTAAATGGATAAAATGATCCGAATTTACAGTACTCTCCATTCCACTATTATACTAGAAACGGTTTTTTATGTCAACTTAACCATAAATATAAGATAAACGGAATCAAAAATGCCCAGACTTAGCATGTGGCGCGATAACCACACAAACGATTACAAATTTTTTGATAAAAGAATATCAGAAGAATTTACCATTGGTGGCACTGGTGTACTGTTGCACAAATACATTGGCACTAATGTACAAGCCAATGCGTATCCCACTGCAAACACCACTGTTTCTGGCAGAACATTATATTTTGGCAATGTAGCGCCATTTGAAGTTGGTCAAGCTGTAAGTGGCATAGGTATCGCAGCAAATACAATTATAACAGGAACAAATGTAACTATCAACACTGTTACTATAAGTGCCAATGTTACTTCTGCCATAACATCAGGACAACCACTTAATGTATACTGGAAAGATGCTACTCAACCTGTTTATCAAAATCAGAGTGCTTTAAATATCCAGGATTTATTGTTTTTAGAAAATAGGGATCGAAAATATGATACTTCCGTCTATACTCTTCGGGGTGTTTATACTGTTAATGATAATGATTTTGATTTAAAACAATTCGGTATCTTTTTAAGTGCAGACACTGTTTATATGACTTTCCATCTCAATGACACTGTGGCATCACTGGGTCGTAAAATTATGAGCGGAGATGTGTTAGAACTACAGCACAAGAAAGATTACTACCCGTTAAATGAAGATATACCAGCTGTGTTAAAAAGATATTATGTAGTACAAGATGCCAGTTTCGCAGCAGAAGGATTTAGCCAAACTTGGTGGCCGCACTTATGGCGGGTAAAACTTACACCTCTGGTAGACAGTCAAGAATACAAAGACATCATCAACCAGCTTGTTCCAGGCAGTGCCAACAATACTCCTATAGGAAACTACGTGAGTACATTAGACAAACTTATTTCGATCAATGACGCAATTATTCAGCAAGCAGAAATTAATGTACCCAAGAGCGGCACTGATATTAATGATTTGTACATTGAACCCATAAACCCCGACGGCAGTCCGGGCGATCCAACAGGACAAACTGTGGATTTAACAAATTTATTTGTAGATTCAACCTTGGATTTTACAAATACTCAACCAACTACGCCAGACTCCAATGTGCCTGCATATCTTGGGGGAGACGATATACCCCCTAACGGATGGCCTGTTACTGCTGGAACAAGTTTTCCAGCCAGCCCAACCATTGGAGACTATGTTCTAAGAACAGACTATGTTCCTAATCGTTTGTTCCGTTATAACGGCACAAGATGGATTAAAATCGAAGACGGTGTTCGTACCAATCTTACTCCAGGTCCGGACAACAAAACTCAGCGTAGTATCTTTGTTAACGATACTTCTACTTACGTCAACAACGAAGGACAAACTATGCCTACTAGACAAAGTCTTAGCAAGGCACTTACTCCCCGAGCTGACAATTAATATGTGCATCTAATAGAAAGAAAGAAACAATGAGTTTACAAAGTTTTTTTTACGATCAACAAATAAGAAGATATATCATACAATTTATTCGTATGGTTTCAAACTTTCAAGTGGAATTTGGCAGAGATCGTAACAGTGTTATAGCATTACAACGAGTTCCTGTAATATACGGCGATAGCAGTAGACAAGTTGCCAGCATTATTCAACAGAACAGCGAAAATGTTTTAAATGCAGTTCCAGCAATGGCTGTGTACGTTAGTGGTCTTACCTACGATCGAGAAAGATTGCAAAATCCCACTTATGTAGGTAAGTTAAATCTTCGAGAAAGATATTTTGATCCCTCAACTGGTCAAATGAGTACCACACAAGGCGATGTGTTTACTGTAGAACGCTTGATGCCTGTGCCATATAAACTTACATTGAATTTAGATATTTGGACCAGTAATACTGAACAAAAACTACAACTGTTAGAACAATTAACTATATTATTCAATCCTGCTTTAGAAATTCAAAGCACTGACAATTACATCGATTGGACCAGTATTACCTATGTTCTACTAACCAATGTGAATTGGAGTTCCAGAACCGTGCCAATGGGCACTGATAACCCAATTGATGTTGCAACACTGACTTTTGAATTGCCTATTTTTATCAGTGCTCCTGCACTAGTAAAGAAGTTAGGGGTAGTGCAAAAAATTATTGCCAGTATATTTGACGGATCTGGCGGAATTAACGAAGCCATCTACGATGACGAAAAGTTACTGTCCCGGCAGTATTTTACACCATTGACTTATGGTGTTATATTATTTGATAACGAACTTCGACTGGTAAAATACGATCAGCACGTTACAGAAGACTTTGGTGTTCAAGTTATCAAAGAATTGTTAGCACCGGTTACAGCGAATGCCAACGTCATATTGTCTGACACTGACGGAATTTCGAATAATATGGTTATATCCGGATTGAGCATTACCAGCAATGCCAGTCCGACTATTACAACTGTGCCGAACTGTATAGTAATTGGAATCAACGGAGATACTGTAACTGCCAGTAATTTAATCACAGGAAACATCGGAGACAGGATTGTGTTCACTGCTACCACTCGTAAAGAGGGCCCGTCTGAACCATGGAGAGATCTAATCAATGTTTATGGAAATTTGGTAAATGGAACTAGTACTATTAGATTAGAACTCGACGACGGCAATGAAGTTATCGGCACTGTAGCCTATAATCCCGTTGACGACACTGCGTTGTTATGGACCCCAGACATTGATACTATTCCTGTAAACACATTAGAACCGGTAAATGCTATCATCGATCCGCAAAGTGCTAGACCAAATAAAAATTTACAGGATTTAGCCGATGGAACTCGATACTTATTAGTCAATGACTATGTGTCTGCGTCTGGCGCTCAGCCAGCATACAATTGGTTGGGAATTGACAATACTCTAATAGAAGCGTATGCTAATGACATTATAGAATTTAATGGACAACATTGGGCTGTAGTATTTTCTAGTAGATACGAAACTCAAACCGAATACGTAACAAATTTAACAACTGGAACTCAATACAAGTGGAACGGATCAAGCTGGTCCAAGAGTTATGAAGGTTTTTATCCTGCAGGAAAATGGCAACTGACAATATAAAAGAAGGATGTGGAGCATTAATTTATTGCACATCAACTCACAGATATTTGTTCTTATTAAGAAATGACAGTAAATTTCCTAATACATGGGGGATAGTGGGCGGTAAAATAGAACAAAATGAAACAATACTGCAAGGATTAGAACGAGAAATTAAAGAAGAATTAGGCGGTCAAATTGACGGTGCTAAAATTATTCCCATCGAAAAATATACCAGCAACAATAACAGATTTGTATATCATACTTTTCTAATAAAAGTAGAAGAAGAATTTGTACCTATCCTGAATCACGAACACCTAGGATATTGTTGGGTGCCCATAGACTTACACCCAACCCCATTGCATCCTGGTGTCCACAGAACTTTTAAATTTAAAAATATTAAAGAAAAAATTAAATTACACGAAAAAATCACAGGTTAAAAACTAGACTAGTTCTTGGTTCTGTGCTGTGATTGGGAGGTACTTCGTGGTAAAGCCAAGATGGCCACATTAGTAGTAATCCAGGGTAAGGCTTGTATTCTGTTTTAGCTAAACTGTACCAATTGGCAGGATCCTTGATCATAAACATATAATCAAAGAAGTCTTTAAAAGGTTGATTAGGATAAAAAATAATATTGCTACTACCAGGTGGAGTTTTTATATAATAAATTCCGCTAATAGTACATTGACTGTGCAAATGTTTGGGATGATTACTTCCCTGTTTAAAACTATTCGCAAATAGAAATGGTTTCCACGGAACTTTAACAGAATCGTACCCCTGTAATTCTAAGAAATTACAGGCCTGTTGCTGTATAAAAGATACAAACGATGCGAACTGTGGCTCTGTGGTAAGATTTCTTGTCCCGTAGGTTGTTTGTCCATTATAATAAAATTCTTCGTTTAATCTAGTAGATGGATTGTTAAAGATATCGTCTAAGGCCTCAGACATTGGATCTAACCAATCTAAGTGATCGGACCGTCCGATGACGCTGGGAAACCAATGATCTAAATTCATTTCAATATTTGTTAAAAAATAGTTGAATACTAAGTCTAGGATGTTCTGCTATTGCAGTTACCATCGATGTAGCATGAAAAATAGGAGGCTTAAACCAGACCATTAAATTTTCATGCGGATAAACCCATCCTTGGCCAGCGTCGGGATCATCATATAAAAATAAGCCTCCCCAGTTCCAATTCCAATTTTCATTAATATAAATTGTACTGCTCAGTCTGGGATTATCATCGCTGGCGTCATGATGAAAATTAATTTGACTGCCTGGTAGCCAAATATGCATAAAGCAATTCAGATTTGCATATTCCTTGAATATTGGATCCATTGCTTGATATTTTTCAATCAAGTAGTCTCTGAATTCAGGTATAGGCAATATTAAAACAGGAGCATAAGATCCTGCTTCTAACCCTTTACCCCAGCGACCCATATGATTAACTTCAAAAACAGCTTGCCCTCTAGATGTTTCGAATTTTTTTCTAAGTGCTGATAGTACATCACTGTCGAGAAAGTTAGGAACCTTATAAATCATTGTTATACCTTTTAAAATTCTGTTGTTATAAAGAAAAGCTGAAATAATCTGCCCGTTTCCATGTCAGATCCAAAATAATCTAAGCTGTTATGAAACTGCTCACTGCGATATAAAACTAATCGATTATATCGATTTGCTACAGTATCACACAATTCCCATTTGGTCATGTCCTGTGATTCGTATTCTTCTAATTCGCTGGCAATTGCAGCCCCAGTTTTTTTGTAACGATATAAACCTGTGCCCCCACTTAACGGAGCATCAGGTGTTAAATATAATACCCCAGCCCAAGTATTATAATGATCTGTGTGGATCCAACTGCGATCTCGTGCAAATGCCATTTCAAAACTGCCAGTGGATCCGTCTGACTCATTCCAATTGGTGACTAGGCCGCCTGCGTTACGTAAGATATTTTGTACAGTATCTTTAGTGCCTTGGTTTAAAAATGATTTAGTTCGGCGGCCCGGAAAATTAGCTTGTTTAGTAAACTCTTGACTAAGTGCAAAAGACCGAACTCCGTCAGGATTACTATAAAAATTATCCACAATAATTAAATTTGTTTTCATAATTAATAAACAGTGTCAAAAAAGAACAGCTGAAATAAACGACCATCGTGTAGATTGCTGCCAAAATAGTCTAAACTACTGTGGAATAAATCGCCACGGTATAAGACTAATCGATTATATTTGTTGGCCATTATATCGTATAAGTCCCATTTAGTCATGTCTTGTGCATCGTAGGACCTATCTCCCATTTCAGCAGCAGTAGTTGCACCGTTTTCTTTATATCTGAATAGACCAGTACCACTACTTATTGGAGCATCGGGTGTTAGATACAATACCCCAGCCCATTTATTAAAATGGTCCGTGTGTATCCAACTGCGATCTGCTGCTGTGGTAAGTTGATATGCCCCAGTATATCCATCTTTTTCATACCAATTAGTCACTTCACCACCTGCATTCCAAATTATTGTTTGCACAGTTTCTTTGAGATCTGGTGTAAGAAAACTTTTGGTCCTTGCTCCGGGATAGTTACCGGTGACATCAAACGGTTGTTGTAGTGCAAAACTTCTGACAGAATCTGGATCGCTATAGAAATTATCAGTGATTAATAGATTAGTTTTCATATATTGTACTTATTCAAGCAAAACTGTGTAAAGTAAATTATTTTCGTCTTCAAACATTGACGGTTTATTCAACGCTTTTTCAATTTCATCTTCTATTCTTTGATAAATTGTTTTTTCCCAATAGGGCTTGGCTGCTTCAAAATTTTCATGAAGATATGGCAGCATTTCGTCGTATACGTCAGGTGTTAAATTTTCGAGAATGTTCTCGAGTTCTTCTATTGTGTTAAATTGAATAATACCTTTGGGATTGAAATATTTTTCAATGTTTGTGCATCCATAATAAATGGGCACTGTTAAAGTTTTAAAACAGTCCAACAGTTTTTCAGTAAACATGTTTGTCATAATTTGATTTTCGCAGGCAATGTTAAATTTTGCATTTGCAAAAAACGGATCTTTACTGGGTACTCTTGGGGGACTACGATGCCATAACAAATCAAATTCACCTATAGATTTTATTTTTTCAAATCGGCGCATTATCATATATCGCATATGATAAGCAGTGCCATTTAATTTGCTGCTCATCATATAACTAATTTGATTTCTTTTTTCTAGTTTTAGATCGTCGGATATCCAAGACCCAACAGGACAGAATTCTACAGCATTAGGCAAGGACAACAATCTATCATCATAGGTCAGTACCAAATCAAAATTTTGATAATTTTCTTGTACCAGCCCGCAAAACATTATATAAAGATTAGGAGGTTCACTTTGCATTAATACTTTAAACTCTGCGTCTGGACAACTATTAATATTGTCCACGCTGAGTGAAATACGTTTGTTAAATTGTTTTGTGAAACGATGCAGACTGTCAAGTCCGTACCCTGGCATATATCCTATTTGTTTAATAATGTGCATTTAATACCTCACCCAATCCCCAGTAACACCACAGCGACCATCCACAGTCCAATCAACAATGATTACATCTTTGAGAAGACCAAACAATCTCAAATACAGATGTAATGTATATTCGACATCTTGATGATAATACTTGCCGTGTTCTGCTGCCATCTGTGCAGATGCTGCTATTATTGCTTCGTACTGATCAATTTTTTGATTTCCCATGGCATGTGCTACAGTATAAAATCCATAAAGTTTATTGTCAACTAATAAATCCCGGGGCAGTTGTACTTCTGTTAAAAAATTAATATGCTCATTGTCCCACATAAGTTCTTTTTTCATAAAAAACTTATCTGTATTTTCAGGAGTAAACAAATCTGTATTGTAATTATCTGATAGTGTGTAACGAGCGCATATCTTTGTTACAAAATTATATTTTTGTAATTCTTTTTTATAATGTTTAAAAAATTCCAGTATCATCAAACATTCGCAGTATGATTTCGACGAATGAGTCCTTACTATGTCTGCTACCGCAGGATTTAGTTCTTGTAGTTTAATATAATGAAGATTCTTTACGCCTATACAATTTAATTGATCGAATGTCCTAGCAGACGAATCTATTAAGTAAATAGGTGCCGAAGGATCTTTCTCACTGAGATTAGTTATAGTTTTAATTGTTTGAACCAGTCTTTCATTGGTAGAAAAGACTGTGCGTTTCCTTGTCCCTTTAAAATTGCGAGCAGGATCTAACTCGATACTTGAGGTAACAAAAAATGCATGATTCATTTTTAAACTCGCACTATCCTTTTTAAACTATTGCTAAACACCACAGCCGCATTACTAAAGTTACTGTCTCTGCATATCATGCCACCACACCGAGCCAATGTCATTGCTTCCATAAAGCTTTCTTGCCAAAATCTTTTATGAAAAAAAGCATCATATTCCCAGGACCATTGCCATCGTTCTGTAATTTGTTCGGTGGGCAATCTCCATAAATTTGGATAGTATCTAATTATATGCCCGTATCGTTGTTCCATCTTTACCAAAGATTCAACGTTGTCTGTGGCTACATACAGCCCATCCCAGTCACCAGTGGCTAGCTGATTGTCAATGGTTCGACAATAATCTTCGTGCGTAATTAGATTATAATTAGTATGAACTGCCATAGTGGTCATTCTTACGTGAACACCCAGAGTGCGTGAATTAATATTAACTAATTTACATAAGTTATCCACTTTAGTGGTAATTTCATTATTAATATGAATCTTATTAAGCACACGCTTATAGTCTGACAATCTATTACTGTCTTCTATAGGGCTGTTTTTTGTGTACATTTTGCCAATTGGCAAAAATCCTTTATACTCGTAGGTCTTATCTGTGGTTTGATTTAATACGTATCCCATGATATGATCATAAGGATGTTCTATTCCGTAACTTTGCATGGCTGTTCTATTTCTCACAATGTGATCCACTGCTTCTTGAAGATACTCGTCATTCCTTGTGTCTTCTTCAAAAGCACTCAAAGTTAAAAATACATTGTCAAAATCAATGTCTGCTAACGGTATAACTCCGCATTGCAGAAATCGACTAAAAGGGCCGCCGCCGGGCATTACATAGATATGATTTTTCATTTTATTTCTTCCATCCAATGTGCAATCATTTCATCCAACATTGTTTCAAAAGTATATTTTGGTTTCCATCCTAGTTCACTGCGTATAGGTGCGCTGTCGCCTTTAAGGAACTTTAATTCTTCGGGCCGTAAAAATTTTTGATTTTGAACTACATAATTTTCGTAGTTCATGTCCAGACTGTCAAACACATATTTACAAAGTTCTCGAACTGTATGACTTTCTCCTGTGGCCACTACCCAATCTCTGGGCGTGTCACTGTTAGTGATTAAATGCATGGCTCGGACATAATCGTAACTGTGTCCCCAATCCCTGCTACTGTCTAGGTTGCCGAGTTCTAATTTGTCTGTTAGTCCTCGTTTAATTTCTACTGCTGTCTTAACAACTTTGTTAGTCACAAAGTTTGTGCCGCGGCGCGGACTTTCATGATTAAACAAAATTCCGTTACAGGCATGTAGCTTATAAGCATCTCGGTAATGACGAGTCAAGTTGTAACCCATAACTTTACTACATCCGTATGGACTAACTGGAACCATTGGAGTTGTTAATCTTTGTACTCCATCGGAATCTATACTGTTTCCAAACATTTCACTGGAACTGGCTTGGTAAAACTTTGCGCCAGGACAAAATTGTCTGTACGCTTCCAACATGTTTAGTACACCCACACTATTTGTTTTAATGGTAAATGCAGGCATATCAAAGCTAATACGCACATGACTCATTGCTCCAAGGTTGTAAATCTCGTCTGGCTTTACTTGATTGACCACATTGGCAATACTCATTTCGTCCGTTAAATCGCCATAGATGCGTGTAATCTTATCGTTGATATGTTCTAATCTACTACTCTGTCCTTCGGGTACACTGTGACGACGAACAATGCCGTACACATCATAGTTTAAACTTAACAGGTACTCTGACAGATAACTACCGTCTTGTCCATTAATACCTGTAATCAATGCTTTCTTTTTCATGTTATTCTTTCCACAATTTCTTTTTACTCAGATCCGCATAGTTTTCCCAACTACCACAATCGGGTGTATCGTCGGGCACTTGATCCATTAGGATTATACCTCGAGCGGCATCTTCGGGAGTCATGTACATATGCCAGCCACATACGTCTGCATCATCGTCCCATTGACTTACGTCTAAATCTCTGCCATCGTATCTTGCTTTGCACAGCCAATCGTAGGCTTGTTTATCATCAGTTAGAATCATGCCGCCGCGACCAATGGGAATACGTTTTTTAATTTGAAAACTAACTACGTGCATACCTCCCAGGTACATGCCTCGGCGCCATCGAGTTGCTGCATCCCAGACTGGATAGGGTTTCAATTGATACGCACCGCTCCACTGTTCATCTCTGAATGTGGGATGACAACCTGCATGTTTAATATACATAGGAATACTTTGGTACGTATGTTTAGGTATTTCTACTAGCCCTTGTGCATTTAAATACTTCAAACTTAGGAATACTCCATGTGTGCAACAATCTACACTTATACCGTATTTTGCTCCGGCAAACTCTGCAACTTTTCTTTCAAATATACCAACAACATCTCGGGGATCATCCCAATGGTATCCTAGTTGCTTGACTAAATCCAACTCAGGACGTTGAAATTCTTTTGGTAATTTGCCCGAAGGCCAACTATTAAATTTGCTCATTGGTATTTGTATCCTAATTTTTCTGCATAATCGTATGCTTGGTGCATTTCTCGTTTTCGAATTGGTCGAGCAGGATTACCAGCATACACTGTCCAAGGCTCAGTATCTTCTTTAAGTAAACTGTTAGCGCCCAGTACACTGCCTTCAGCCATGGTAACGCCGGGTAAAATTACACTGTTAGCCAATGCCCCACTGAATCTCTTAAGTGTAATTGGCCATAGTTGTTGTTCATCTTGATATTCTTTGGGAATCAGTGGGCCAATTAGTCCTGCTCCATGAAACGTTTCACTGCCGCAAATGTACTTAGACCCCACACTGAGAAAACAAAAGTCTTCGACATACAGTGCAGTTTCCTTGCCACCTATAACTGCTACTTGCGGGCTAATATGAACATAGTCTCCAATGTCTAATTTAGTAGTACAATAGAAAAAACTGTCTATGGCTACATGATTACCAATCTTACATAGTTCAGGTCTGCGTATTTCTGCGCTGGGACTGATGTAAACATCGTCACCTTTAATCATAGAAATACCTTGTCCAGTGCTTGCCCTTGATATGGGCCAGTTTTATATTCATAGACCACAGTGTCGTCTTCTAGTATCAAATATGTATGGCCACCTTCAAAGGTCATACTACAATCACCTACATTGATGACTTGTTTTTCTAATAGAGCTCCGTCTGTGTCGTAGAAACTGACTTCTACGCTGCCTTTGATCACTACCCAAGATTCTTGTGCAATAATTTGCTCAACTGGTGTTGGCTTCCAGATATGTTGATGCGGCCGGAATGTTTTACCTTTGGCCATGCGTAAGGTAGCTAACTGCAAAAACTGATGTTCTTCGGCTACTTCATTGCGATCTGTGATATCGCTGAGACGATATACAGTATGAAGATGTTTTGCGGGATTTAATTTGCTGTAAATTTTATACATGATAAAAATTGTTAATTTTAATTTTGTTAAGCCATTCGTGAAATTTGTCGTGAATAACTTCATCGCTGAAATTTTGCATGGCCCAATTTCTACAATTTTGTGGATCTAATTCCTGTACTTGTTCAGCAGCTCTGACAAACGATCCAAAATCTTTACAACGAAAGCCAGTTACCCCGTGTACTACACTGTCCACATACCCACCCCAATCTGTGGCCAGCACCGGAGTTCCGCAGAATTGTGCTTCAGCAGCAATATTACCAAATGGTTCAATGTAGTGTGTGGGACACATTAAACATTGGGCACTGCCTATCAGTTTGCTGCGCTGTTCAGGATTTACATAACCCACTAGCTCAACATGAGAGGGCACGTTCCTATATCCTAAATGTTTTAAGTCTGTAGCGGGACCAGCAATATAAAGTTTTTTACCCAATCTTTCTGTTACTTGAACACAGAGATCAATGCCTTTATCGTAATTTACTCGACCCAAGTATACAAAATAATCTTCTTTGTCTGCTTTAAATTCAAATTCGCTGGGAGTAAATGCGTTAGGAATCACAGCATCATACCAGCTGGGCTTTAATAACATTCGATGCAGGCCATAATAGTAATGCATTTGACTATAACTAACAAACGCTCTATATTGGGTGTACACTGTTTCAGGCGGATAACCTATACTGGGTTCCAGTAATTTTAAATCAGTGTGTGCATCCATTACAGGTTTATTGGCTAACCCATAAAATGCCAACAACATATCTCCAGGTTTTTTACGTCTTTTAACTGCGTCAATTGCTCGCTGATTATAAATTGCTTCTAAATCTTTTCGATGTAAAAATAAATTACCGTCTTCGGGAGGAGCGAATTCATCATTGGTCACACAAACTTCATTGTCACAGTCAACTTCAGCAGATTCATGTCCATAATGGATCATATTCCAGCCTCGTTTTTTCATATTTTCAATAAATTTTAATGCTGCAACATTAAAC